CAGCTGGTGTGCTATACAGCATCGGAATTACCTCACCTAAAAACATTACTGCCGGAGGATGTCAAGTGGATGCACGAAGCGAAGAAGTTCGGAGGCAAGCTAGTAAGCTCAAAGAAATGATAGGCTCAATGTTGTTTGGTATCGAAGAACGTATTAGGTTAATGGAGATACAACGTGACCAGCTATACTTCTTTCAAGAGGAGCTGGAAGAGAAGGGGGAGGAATGAAATACTTTTTACTAGCAGTATTAGCATTAGGCAGCGGTGGTCAAGAAATATCAGACTATGGCCCTATGGATAGCAAGGCTGAATGTATAAGCCATCGTGAGACTATGATGGACAGCATTAACAAGGAGGGTATACCATCACGTGCTAAGAGCATGACTATCTCATGCATTGGTGAGGAGGAAAGGAATAGGCTTCGTAATAAGTATGAGTCCCAACGTGAGAGTAAGCGTGAAGGGAGTAGCCATGAAAACTAAGCCTAAGTTAGAGACACAAGCTGATGTTGACATAAAGGATACGGTTAAAGATTTCTTACAAGAGCATCAGTATTGTAAAATCTATGACACGTATGAGAAGATGTATTATGTTGACTGGTTTATTGCTAATCGTGATGAGACAAGGCATTGGTTTGCTGAGTTCAAGCGTAGGAATATAGATCATGATCAGTACGATGAGGGTGTGATGCTGTCACTGCATAAGTATCTTCGCCTAAAAGAATATTCAATTATCTCTGGTCAGAGGTCACAACTTGTTGTCCTATTTAATGATGGCCTATATCACCATCCTATATATGATGGGCCTGAGAGTGTACCACTTGGGTTTAATGGTAGGTCTGACAGGGGGCATGAAGGGGACGTTGAGCCTGTTGTCTACATTAGACCTTCAATGTTTTTTAGGATCAACGGATGGGAGGAGTGGAGTGAGCAAAGCAAGTAGAGACAAGGGCCAGCGAGGTGAGCGTGAGGTATGTAAAATACTTGAGCGTCACTTAGGTACAGAGTTTAAGCGTAACCTAATGCAGACTGCTGAAGGTGGGCATGATGTGTTAGGCTTAAAGGGTTGTGCCATTGAGGTGAAACGTTGCGAGAAGTTATCGCTAGAAAAATGGTGGAAGCAAACAACAGTGCAGGCTAAGGAGGTAAGCTCTATGCCAGTGCTATTCTATAGGCGTAACAATGAGGAGTGGACTGTAGCTGTGCCTACTTACTCGCTGATGAATTGGATAACTGTCCCAATGGAAAAGAACTATGCGCTGATGTCAGTAGTACAGTTCGTGGCATTCTATAGCCAGTACCAAATCAAAGAAAAGAAGGAGCCACAATGGTCGGAAATTTGAAGCGTCCAGAAGGCGCAGACTTAAGGAGTAAGATGGGCAGGCCAGATGAAGAGTTAGACTTCTTGTATGCAGAAGAGAAGAAGATGAGTGGTCGGAAAACGAAGTCAGTTGAATCTTTAATTGCTGTTGAGAAATATATTATTTATCTTGAAAAGAGAGTGAGGAACTTGGATGAACAGCTTCAGCCAAAGGAGTAAGGAGCAGTTAGACACATGTGACATAAGATTGCACGACATATTCCATGAGGTGTTACAACATTGTGACTGCACTGTCTTAGAGGGCTATCGCAATGAAGAAAAGCAGAATGCTTTATATGAAACTAGGAAGTCACAGCTTAGGTTCCCTGATGGCAAACACAATCAATCACCATCACGAGGTGTTGATGTGACCCCGTACCCTATTGATTGGCATGACAGGGAAAGGATCACCCTGTTTGCAGGCTTCGTGCTTGGCATTGCTACTGGTATGGGGCATGAGCTAAGGTGGGGTGGGGACTGGGATCGTGATTGGGAAGTGTTCGATAACAATTTCGATGACCTAGTACACTTCGAGATAGTCTGATAAAAAGATGGAGTTACGATGCTGAGTAATCATGTTGGCGGTTCCTACGTTCGTACCTTGCGTACCAAGGAACCGTACCTCGGCTACGTTCTTTCACTCGCCTTTCAACAGGCGGTTCTAGTTCGAATAGTTTCCCCTGCCCCGGTGGATAGACATGTGATATTTGCCCACACTGATCTTGGAGTGTGACTTTATCCACAGGAATATTTATTAAATTAAATTGTTTATTCATTCATATCACCTCACAACAGATGTCACCAAAAAAAGTCCCGCCACATGCGGAACTTAAACCTACTATTTTCCTAGCCATAGGAACAGCAGCAGTGTAGGCTTCCTCAAACTCAGGTTGGAAAGCACACTCATCCGACACCACTAGACTAGCAGTGCGTGATCGGATGATGTGTCCACCCTCTGGTATTCCATGAGCAATACTTCCATTGCCAAATCTCATCTTAGCATAACTAGTGTCCACTGGCACCATATCTTTTAACCAGTCAGGCAGATTGTGGTACACGAATGACATCCTAGCATTCTCCATCTTCTTGTCGAACACCAGTGCTGCTGCATCCTCCTCCTTCTTAGACTGTATGAACACAGCCTGATGAGGATGGAACAGGCATAGCCATAGGCTGTAAAGCACAGCTACCCATGACATCATAATCTGTCTGCTCTTAGGTATGAACAAACGATCTGACTCATGGATAACTTCAATGATCTTTCTTAGGTATGCTTTGTCAGGGAAAGGCTTGGCAGGACTATTGGAATCATGCTCATCCTTAGTGATTACTGCACCAGAGAAGATGAAATTATTTGGGTGTTCAATCCAATGTTTTAGGAGCAGCATTTGGTGCAACTCCTGTAATGAGTCCGATGATAGACGACTCAAGCCCTTCTTTAGTAAGTCCTTGTCCATTCCCTGCAAGGAGGTGGGCATGTTTAGTTGGTTTATCATATCCGAACATATCTCTCAAAGATTTCAAAGCATCCATCTTGTTGTAGAAGGTGAGGTCAACACCCTTGCCATACTTACCCTTGTTGATAGTGATGACTGGCTTCAAGTCAACAACGTCAGATGCTTTTGATACTATATCCCCATCCTTATTATACTTCACATAGTCAGATGGGTTAAGGAATGCTATACGTGCATACTCCTCAGCCACCCTGTCAAGTGAAACACACAGCCTATCCTGTAATTCAATCTTTCTATCCTCAATTCTCTTGAGGAACTTACTATCGTTCATCAGTCTACTAACCACCTTGTCAGCAGACTTAGATGCATAGCCACACTTGATAGCAAGAGAAATCTTATTGCTATTAGGGTTCATGATAAGCTGTTCTATTAACAACTCCTGCTTATCTGTTTTGTACTCAACGTCCACCTTCTCTTTAGTCTTAGGAGCTGGCGGGTTCTTGAGCATCTCCCTGTTCTTCTTAACACCTGATAATAATTTAGGCATCTATCCATATCCAGCACGTCCACCCATAACGAGTGGCTTGCCAGCCTTTTTTCTACTACGTTTATCATAGAAGTCTAGCAGTCTAACAATGCAGTCTCTTACTGGAGGGTAGTTAGACTTCAGTGCTTCCCTACATTCCCCCCATATTTTTAACAACGCATCCTCAGTTCCCGGCTTGTCTCTTGCAAACCATTCACGTAAGATAACGGATGCATTGTTCCTGCGCTTCTCATCTTCAAACAATACACGTACCCCTAGTTCTTTCCTGATCCTACTACGCAAGTCTTCATCATTACAAACAAAGATCAACCTCTCGACCTTGTTGTTGTGAAGCATCTCCGTAATCTCAGATAAGAAGTCAGGTGATAGCCTGCCTATAGCTTCATCAAAGATATGGTACTCACCATTCATCCTTGTTGTACACACACAGTATGCTCTGGTGTGATCATCGTTACCAAGGAACAGGCAGGCCATAGTCGTATCACATAGATGACGTTTGTCATTATATGTTAACGCTATGCCTGCCCCAACATGTTCTAACTTATCCGTCAATGCCATGATGTCTGTTAACCGTAATCATTGACCCCTCAATAACATTACCTACCATTTCATCTACCTTCTTCCTACCTTCCATACCATTGATGGCCTCGGTAAGATCAGCCATACATATCTTACTGTCCTTCAACTTGTGGTAGTCATCACCTAATTCTTCAACACTATATTCCTGATCCATCACAATCTCCTATGTTAATGGTCGAGGAAGGTCATCACCTACCCCAACTTTTCTAATGTGTACACCGCCAATACGCCTACCACCACCTGAATCAGCATGGTTGCTAACCTCTAGCGTAGGGAAGCTATCTATTGCAGGCTTACTAGGCTTACTTTTAGGCTTGTCCTTCCTGTCACCCTTGACAGTAGGCTCACTTGTCCTGCGCTTACCCTCTGCAGGCATCTCAATGAATAGCATTAGAATCCCTCGAAGGCTTTGTTAGCTCTAGACGTAGTAGCAGCAAGAGCTTTCTTTTTTTGCGCACCAGTCAGAGGAAGTTTTTTCTTTTTACCTTTTACTTTAGTCTTAGCTTTTTTAGCTGCGGCTGCACCCTTCTTAGCAAAACTTTCACGCATCTTCCTTATCTTAGCACGTTCCTTTTGTATCTCTGCTGCTGTTGCCATCTTGATCCTCCTAGTAAACTACGTGACGTGCCATGTCAAAACTATCCACCTTGTCAGCCATCCAATTGGATGAAATCATTTTGAATAAATACTTCACGGCATCAATACTATGATTGTTCTTATCAATCATTGTTTCTTTAACGTTTCTATTTTGCCCAGTGCTGTTACTCCACTCATTATATCTCCATTGGCTCATCTCTCTATAGTGATTAGAACAAGCCTTCGTAATCCTATATCTTGGTTGCCAATCTTTATCCTTGCCATCAAAACCATTCCACATCTGACCGTTGATTAGTTCCGCAAACTGAGTATCCCCACCTCTAGTACCCTTAACGAAATGAACTCCTTGTTCCGCAAACAATGATGCTGGGCTTACCAAGTCACCACCATCACCACGTTCTTGAGTAGCAGTCCACATGCTGGGATCAGCTACTATCCATTCAAGTCTGTCAAAGTATTTGTATCCAAGTATTGTCTCTGCTGTGGTGACATAGCCAGCCTTCTTCTTGTAGAATTCAAACACAGCATAGTAATCATCTACCTTTTGGTCATGAGCTACTACAACGAACGCAGTAACACCACGCCCAGCATAGTCAAAACCACCGTACAACTTCCAGTCTTCAGGGATTGCTTTCCATACTGGTAACTCAATACGCTTCCTGTACTTCTCCATGTGAGGAAATACAAGTTGCCCACCCTGCGCATTAAAATCAATCTCCATTTCCCTACGCCACTTAGCACCAGTCGCACCACCGGGATAACCTACTAAGGACTTAGCCATCCAGTCCTTGCCAACCTTAGTATCTAGATCCTTATCCTCATCAGCAGAGTAATGGACACGTAGTATCCTTACCCCATCATTGGTAATGTAATCACTTATTCCTTGCATCGTCCCTCAATAATCTAGCCAACGCTGTAGTTGTCTTGTCGTTACTAATAAATTTAAACCTTCTGAACTGTTCAAGGATCTCATCCTTATGTTTTTCGTTAGCAACCTTCATAGCCTCGAACACCATCGCTGCTCTTGGCGCACCACTCGGTGCAAATGAAACATCTCTCCATAGTCTAGGGTTAGGCACCTTGCCATACTTTTTTTTAAATGTGAATGCTCTGATCACGGATGCATGATGTCTCCTCATTGAGTCTCTATCAATCAATCCCTTCTCTTGCAACTCTTTAATCTTTTTATTGACAGCCCTAACGGTATCCTCTTCAGCCTTCTTGTTAGGCTCCATGTCATTCAATGCACTGAGCCATCTGTTCTTCATCACCTTGACACGTACTTCTTGTGTGCGTGTTTCAACTTCAGCCTTCTCAGCAGCAGCTTGAAGCTCAGTGCTAGAGCCATGTGTATATTCATACACCCTGTTAAGGCCGGGGATATTTTTGAATGCTTCACGTGTTGAACCTTGCACCTCTTGTCTGATCTCTCTTAATAGTGGATCACCCTCTCCAAGTTGTGCGCTTATCTCATCCATGATAGAAGCGAATGGCCCAGTGCCAAGCTTGATCAAGGAGTTAGAGGATGGGAATATAGCATTCGACATCACACGCATTCTCTCTGGTGAAAAAGGTTTACTATCAGTAACAAGCCCAAACATATCGTTAAGTTTTTTAGCACTCAAGATAAAGACCGGGTGGGTAAAGGGTGTCTGCTCCAAGCTGTTATCGTTAAGTTCACCCTTGTTAGATATGTTACGCCACATGTATGAGTCAATGTTTTGTGTAGCCATAACCATTTTAAACAATGGAGGGACAAAGCTTGAGAACGGCACTAGGTTAGCAATCCCTTCATGCCAGATTTCATCTCTAGTCTGAGCTATCTTATGGAAAACTGTATCACCATCTGTACCATATATGGCACGTAATGTTTTGGTGATCATTAGCCCAAACAAACTAGCAACACCTGATTGCCCTTGATCTAGAGGGATCTTAATGAACCCATGTATAGTCTGATCATTAGCATCCTGTTCTGAATATCCAATCGGAAGATTAAGGCTTTGTGTTTTGTCACGGTCATCCATCTTAGACCATGCATCACCATGATTCATAATATTGTTAATCATTACTGCGCTGAACAACATTCCAAACTGTGTGAACTTAAACCATGCTGCGGCAATGTTCTTCCTACGCTGAACAGGATCATGTGTCTGCGCACCAGCCTCATTGCCAAGCAACAAGGTGCTGAACATCCCACGTGTAGCTTGGATGCCAGCGTTGATGTATGGCAACCCCTTATCAATAGCCTTTACTTGCTTGCCACCTTGAGAAAAGTCTAGGTAACTACGAGCTATCCATGTAGCATCCTTACGACTCTTACCGTTCTCCAATGCTTGCTGTCTTATGGCTAGGCGTACCCATAACTCACTCTTCTGTCCAAGGAATGATAATACTTTTTCAGCAACACGAAGGCCGGGGATTGTTATTAACTTTTTTTGACTGATAGATTTTTCCAATGCCCCCTGTGATGTCATGAACTCCATCATGCCACCGTCTTCTAAGAAATCCTTAGCTGCACCTATAGGTGTGTCTCCTGTATGCCATACATCCTTGAAGGTTGCAATAAATTGCTTAGTCATCTGACCGAATGCTATTGGTGCAGCATCACTGAACTCTCTAGTCCTGAACCATGAGAAGAACACATCACGAGGAAAGTTTGTCAATGCAAAGCCGGGGTTAGCACCAGTTGCTAATGTCCTAACGATTCCAGATCCAGAGCCAAGTAACAATAGCTTACTTGTTTCTTTGTCCAATGCTGAATCAGTCTTCCCCCACTCTTTGCCTAGTTCTAATGGCATAACAACAGCTACATTCTTACCATCAATAACAGAGGTGATCTTTCGCACGTTATCCTTTGGCTCTGATTCAGGATCATGAACCTCAGCAATACCATTGCCGGGGTTAGCTTTAGCAAACTCATACAAGCTAGTGTTAGCTTCGTTGCGAGCTATCCTGTCATGCAATCTAACAACATAGTCACGCATCAACAGTGCTGAATCCATAAGCAATGCTTGTGTACTACCAGTGGTGATTTGTTCAAGGTTGTTGAATGTAATGTCAGGATCAAAGAATTGTATGTAACGTCTAGGTGAGTAGTCACCAACCTTACGCATGTGTAAGAAGGTGTCTTCATCTATAAGCCCAGCCTTACGCATGTGACCTAGCTGACTTTTAAATACTGCGAAGTACGCTTCAGACCTTTCAAACAGATCATCATAGTGTTTGCCTTCATTCTTTTTAAAGTGATCAAGGAATGCCTGATGCCCTGAAGCTCCCAACCCATCAGGGTTAAGGATGTCAGCAGCAGCTAACACTTCACGCACTTGGTCATCAGCAAACTTGGTAGCAACCTCAAGGCTAGGGTGCGCCTTCATTATAATATCTGAGTTGTCAGGATTGCTGTTCTTTTTACGTATCGTAACAAACTTCTGCCCCTTGATACCCTTACTATTAATCCTGTCCTTGCCATACTTCTTAGCTAGCAATGAGATGTGTTGTTCATTAGTCAAGTCGAAGACAGAACCAATGGCATTATCACTGAGAAACTTTCTTGCCACAGAAACTCTATTGTTTTCTATGGCTATGATGCGTCTGGATAAAATGATTTCATTCAACGACTCATAAGAATCCTTATTCAGTCCTTGGAATACCTTGATGAATCCTTCTTGAAAATGTACATCACCTTTAGCTGAGCCACCAGCAGACAACTCAAGGTCACGGATGAGTCTCTCACCATCAGCCCCTAGCTTCTTACGCATCTCTCTCTTCAGCTTACCAGTGTTATCAAAGACTTGCTTGTGTGCGTTAGCCCATATAGAACTAACACTCATCTTTTCTTTTTCTTTGAACGCTTGGTTGTTCTTTAGATGGGATGCCTTTACAGCCTTAACCTCTGGGCTGGCGTTGTTCCCTTTGTATTTATCACAAGATGGCATTTAAAACTCCACGTTACAATGTGTATCTTTTTTGTTTACGTCTGGCCCTTCTTCTCTAGCAGCATCGTTAATGCTGCCATCAAGATTATACTGTGCTGCTTGAGCCTTCTCCTCTTCACTTACAAAGCTGTCATCAGGGTCACTGAACAAGTCATCATTCTCGCCTAAGTTGTCAGCAAATGATGCTACCTCTTCAGCTTCTGCTATCTCAGCCATTAATATCTTATGATCCAATACAGCTTGCTCCTCCTTAGTCCTAACAGTACTGGGCACACTTGCTTCACCGAAATCTACTACCACTGGGGCTTCAGCTACCTTTGCCTTCTTGGCTTTCTTAGCTACGGTTTTCTTTTCTTTGCTCTTAGTAGCAGCCTCTGGTGTAGGCGTTGGATCTTTGTCTCTGCGTAATCCTTCAGCCTGTGTAGCCTCGAACTCTTTCAAGTGCTGGTTAAGTGTTTCAACTTTATCAAACCCTAATTGCATACCATCATTAAGCCCACGCTTAATAGTTTCATAGGTAGCACCAAAGTTCTCACCACTAATCATCTTGCCAGCCTTGTCAACTAGTGATGAACCAACAGCAGTACCAAGTATCTCAGAGATCTCAGCACCTGACAGGTTGTACCTTGTCTTAGCTGTTGGTAAGAAGTGGGTGTCCACAACCTTACCACTCAACAACTCAACCCCACCTACGTACTCACCTTCAAGTGATCCATCGTCTACAATTATTTCTATGAACCTACTCTTACCAACATCTTGAGTAACAAGCTTAACATCACCTGTCGCAGTGTTCTCTACTTTAGTAGCTCTGATAGTGCCAGTGCCAGTGTCTAATCCCCCACCATCACGACCAACAGTTTCTTGGTTAGGTGATTGAGTTGAATCAGATGTAGAACCACGCTCATCCTTCAGTGTTGATATATTCTTTAAGCGCATAGCTGTCTTGATTCTACCTAAGTTATCTCTCTGACCAGCAGCATCTGCATGTGCATCAGATAAAGCAGACAACCTTGGAGCATTAACAGGACTACGCTTAGCTATGACAGGCTTGACATCCCCTGTCACCTCTAATGGTGGGGCTGTTATTATTCTACCTGTTTTAGAATAGAAGATATGACTTTTATTTGAAGCTTCAAATCTTTTACGAACAATGTCATCCTGATCTAATGGGAACGTAGCTAGTTCAGGTGATTGCTTCTTCCCAAACAAGTCGCCTCTAGCAGTGACATCAGCAATGTTAGGATCATTCTGTAAAGCATCTTCGTCAATCTGTTTGTCATTTAATTCACGTAACTCTTCTGCACTCAAGTCTTGATCAGTTGCATCACCAGTCACAGACTCATCATCAATTCCTTCAGCGAGGATTCTTCTGCCTGTTGAGCCGATGAATTTATCATCCTTATGTAAACTTTTAACACGCTCAGTCAAGTCTCTCTTGGCTTGAGCTGCATCCTCTTTAGCCGATGCCCTGTCAAACTCATCAGAACCTTGAGGAATCTCAGGGGCAACATCATCAGTGTCAAAGCCTTCTTGTCTGCCTGCCTCTGCGAACTTTTCAATCTCCTTCTCTACCTTTACCCCTTGCTTGTCAGCAAATTCTTTAAACTTTCTGCTAGCGTTCTCTTCTAACTTTTGTTTTTCAGCAGACACTTGAGTCTGTGTTAGAAATTGAGGATCAGATGTCTTAAGCTTGGATCGAGCATCTATTTTATTCTTATCCTTCTCAAGTTTCTTTTCAGATTTTTTCAAATTGTTAGTAATAGCTGTCTGTAAGCTAGCGATCTTAGTGTCACGTTCCTTGAGGAGCCTGCTCTTAACAACGTCAGGTTCTTCATCAAGCCCAACCTCCCCTTTCGCTGGGAGCTTAGTAACAGGGGTATCCTTAGTAATAGGCAGAGCTAAAGCTGAACGCTCGTACCTTTTAAAGTCAAGGATTGCTAATGTTTCTTGCCTAGTAGCTGGGTCTTCTAATAGCTCACCAATAATATCAACGTTTAACTTAAGAACGCTTTGTGCTGTTGATTTCTCTGACACCTTCAACGCACCGAATGCTTTCTTGAGATTTCTAATACGTTTCTTCTCTATGTCTTTTAAGAATTTCTTCTTCTGGTCGAACGTCATCCCTATCAGCTCTTGCTGTTCAACAACCCTTCTGTTTTCTGTCAGAGTTTTAAGTCTAGCTTCTTCAATCTTGCTAAGAGAGCCATCCTTTTTCTTCTTATCTTGTAGAGCTTGGATGTCATCCTTCAGCTTCTGTCTTTTCTCTATAGGAATATCAAGAGCATTAGTGTTTAGCCTTATAGATGCGTCTACCTCAGCTTCAGTAGGAGCCTTCTTATCAGAGCCTTTGCCACCACTCTTAATGTCAGAGATGTTCTTATCTGATTCCTTCTTCACCTCTGCAAGTGATGGGGCTTCAGACTTTTTCTCTTCTTCAGGAGGAGCAGGCTTCTTAGGCTGACTAGTTGGTACAGTTGCAGTCTTAGCTGGAGTTTTAGCTGGAGTTTTAGCTGGAGTTTTAGCTGGAGTTTTACTTTCTACCTTAGTCCTGATTGCATCTTTGAAAGCTTGCTTCCTGCCTTTCTTATCAACCTTAACGAGTGCTTCGACTTCTTCTTCAGTAAGGCCAGCGTCATAAGCTAACTCTTTAAGTTGAGGAAGGCTCTTAGCCTTGTCCACTATCCCCATAAACTCTACAGGATCTACACCTTCTTCTTCATCAGCGAAGTCATCCTGTTCTTCTACTTCTTCTTCATCAGCGAAGTCATCCTGTTCTTCTACTTCTTCTTCAACTACTTCAATGTCAGGCAACCGTCCGACCTCATCGTCAGCTTTCTTAGGTTCACCTATTTCAACTGTAGCTCCCCCTGCTGCTGGAGGTGGTGGATCTTTAGGCTCCTTATCTGCAGGCGGTTTGCCAACGTCAACCTTAACATCAGTACCAGCCGCCACCTCAGGCTCTGTGATTAAGTCAGCAGTAGATGTATCATCTTTTACTGTGTCATTGGCATCATCCAATGCTTGCTGTTGTGAATCAAAGAATGCTTGCATAGGAATATCAGTTGCAAAGAACTGACGTGCCTTAGCATCAGCATCCTCCTTAGAAGCTCCCTCCTTCTGGAACTCTGAAGACTTAAGATCAAATCGTTTCTGTGCTACATCTGCTTGGATGCCTAAGTTTTGTTCTAGTTGTTCAACATCAGATTTAGCTTTAGGTAATGAAGCATTCTGCACAGTTGCGGCAGCAGCACCAAGACCAGTACCACCAACAGCACCCTTAGCGAAAGCTTCTACTGCTCCTGCTGTTGGTTCAATTGGTTTACCAGCTAAGTAGTTACCGTAGTTTTGTATCACCTGTTGCGCAAACTCTTGCCCACCTTCTTGTCCACCTTCAAACAATCCACCCTTAAATAAGGTAGTGCCAAATCCTTTTCTGAATACATCATTGCCAGTCTTGCCACCGAACCCTAGCCTACCAAGCAAACCGCCAATGGGTAAGGAGGTAGCGGCTATCAGTGGGCCAGCTATGAAGCCTGCTTCATACTCTGCTTGCTTAGCTATGGCATTACGGACGAATGCTATCTTGTCTGAGCCTTGTGCCTCTGGGAACTGTTGTGAAATTATTGCATCAAACTGTGCATACAATGGTGAGTTAACTATTACTTCATCAGTGGTAGCTCTTACATCATTACCTACATCCTGTGCTGTGGCTAAGCCTTCAGTTACACCTGAAGCTGTGCCTATGCCGAATGCACCAGCCAATGCAGGGCTTGCACCAACAAATCTTGCACCTTTTGTCAACACTGACCCGCCAGCTAATGGGAGTACGCTTGACCCAACAGCACTAGAGATAGTAC